AAAGGTTTTAAAGAATATAATGGAAATAATGATACGCCTATGGACAGGTCGGAATTAGATGAATTAAAAGAAATGTATCCTGATTACTAAAATATATGGCAACAGAACTAGATAAATTAATTGTACGAGTCCAAGCTGATATAAGCGACTTGCAAAAAGGACTAGCAAAAGCAAATGGTGCTGTAGCTGGTGCTTCCAAAAAAATGTCAGGCGGTTTTGATAGAGCCAATGCTTCATTAGATAAATTCTCAAAAACTGCATTCAAAGTCGGCGCAGTCGTAGCCACAGCTATCGGTGTTGTTGCTGTTAAAGGGTTTTTAGATGTAGCTGTTCAGATAGAAAATTTACAAGTTAGATTGACAGCATTATTCGGTTCAGTTCAAGAAGGTAGTAAAGCATTTGATGAGATGGCTAAATTCGCATCTAAAGTTCCGTTCAGTCTTGGTGAAATACAAAGAGGTTCAGGTTCTTTAGCTGTAGTATCAGATGATGCAGAACATTTAGCAAAATTATTAGAAATAACGGGTAATGTTGCATCTGTTACAGGTCTATCATTTCAAGCCACCGCAGAACAGATACAAAGGTCATTCGCTGGTGGTATCGCTTCAGCAGATATGTTTAGAGAAAAAGGTGTCAGGCAAATGTTAGGTTTCGAGATGGGTGCTAAAATATCCGTTGAACAAACAGCAGAAGCATTTGATAGAGTTTTTGGGAAAGGTGGTAAATTTGGTAATGCTTCAGATGAACTAGCTAAGACTTTGACTGGTACAGCAAGTATGATTGGGGATAAGTTTTTTAATTTCCAGAGGTCAGTCGGTGATGGTTTCTTCGACAAGTTAAAAGAAAAATTAAGAAATTTTGATACAGCACTAAAAGAAAATGAATTGAGAATAAAAGCTATAGGGCAAACTATCGGTAATGCTTTGGGTAATGCCTTGGATTCAGTCGGTGTGGCTATTAACGGAGTCATTATTGCATTAAAAATTGCATTGTCAGTTATGATTGCAACTTTTTCTGTGAATATACTCACAACATTTTTAATAGTCTTAAACAAAATAAGAGTAGCAATAATTGCAATAGGTAGTGCAACAACAGCATTGACTGGCGGTATGATTAAGTTAATCGGTAAAGTTGTCGTAGCAATAGCAGTATTCACAGGATTAAACAAATTACTTGATGATTATAGTTTGAGTGTCGAAAAAAATATGAAACTCATATCAAGACAAGAAAAGTTACAAAAATCTATAGCAGATGTTTATGATTTGACAACAGGTAAACTTAACGAGAATACAGAAGCATTAAGTGAAAATGCAAAATTACAAAAAGAATATCAAGAATTTCAAAAAAAATTAGATAATATCATGACAAGTATAGAAACCACATTTGATGATGCTGGTAAATCTATATCAGATGCTTTCGCAGATTCTATCGTAGCTGGTAGTAATTTTAAAGATGCTATGAAACAAATATTACAAGATGTGACTAAACAAATACTTTCAACAGTTTTACATATACTGGTTATAGAACCGCTAATAGAAAGACTGACTGATAAATTAAGAGATTTGAGAGATGATATGAACTCAGTTGGTGGTTTTGGATTTGGTAATCCGATAACAGCTGGTATTAATTTTGCTACTGGTCTAGGTAGTGGCGGAAATCCAGGAATGCCTGATATTCCAGGAATGGCAACAGGCGGTATGGTTTCACCTAATATGCCGTATATGGTTGGTGAGAAAGGTGCTGAGATGTTTGTGCCGAATAGTGCTGGTAGCATTGTTCCTAATAATAAATTAGGTGGTGGTGTTACAATCAATCAGAGTTTAAACTTTTCTACAGGAGTAGTTCCTACAGTCAGAACAGAAATTATGAATTTAATGCCACAAATTAAAAAAGAAACAGTATCAGCAGTTGCAGAAGCAAGAACTAGAGGTGGTGCATTTGCTAGGACATTTGGTGCATAATGGCAGTTCCTATCTATCCTTTAAGTATGCCTGATAGTCCCAGTAACTTTAAAACCTCTGAATGGAGAATAGTCAGAAGTGTCGCAGTTAGTCTTTCACCATACACTTTAACTAGTGAATCTGCTGATTTGGGTGGTGCAATCTGGACTACTACTGTAACATTACCACCGATGTTAAAAGCTGATGCAAGTGCATGGCAAGTATTTTTTATGCAGTTACATGGCAGACATGGAACTTTTTTATTAGGCGACCCTGATTCAAGAACTATACGAGGTAGCGCAACAGGAAATATGTCAGTCAAGGGTGACCATTCTGTTGGTGCATACAGTGTTTCTGTAGATGGTATAAATGCATCACAAAGTACAGCATTTAAAAAAGGCGATTATGTACAGTTCGGTTCAGGTACAACAAGTAAACTTCATATGATTGTCGAAGACACTTCAACTAATAGTTCAGGCGAAGCCACATTAGAGATTGAACCACCACTAAAAAAAGTTTTAGAAAATGATAGCCCTGCTGTTTACACATCTGCAAAAGCAGTCATGAGAATGGACAGTAATGAGCTTAGTTGGAATGCTGACCAAGTATCGACATATGGCATCTCTTTCAGTTGTTCTGAAGTTATCTAGTATATAACTACCATTTATCGAAAATAATACGAAAAAAGGGTGTTTAAGCTCGATATATTAGTTATTTTACTGAGATAGTGGGTTATCACGCCTTGCTTTCATTTCTTTCACGATAGCATCTAACACTTTTATTTCCGCTTCATTGATAGCGATTTGTTGTTCTAGAGGTTTAATATCGGGTGCTGATTTAGATTCCAGTACATCAATCCTTTGTATTAATTGACCTTGAAACACGAAAAGTGAGCCAATAGTTATTACTAGTCCTACTATTCCTGCTATTGTTTTAATATCCACGAATCCTCCTCAGATGTTCTAATGCTCTTATCGTGTTCGCTTTAGCATCATCAACTTTTCTTTGATATTTGCTAAAGTCATCATTGTATATGACTTCGCTTTGTTGATAAATATTTCTATTATCAACATATTCTCTTTGCTCATCATAACTTCCACCATCAATATTTATTTGATTGTTAAATAAATTATTATTGATTGCGCTATAACTGTCAATGTCGATATTCGATTTCATTGCTTTTGCAACGATTAAATTAGTTACAACTAATTGTCTGTCAATCGTTTTAACCACTTCTGCAACTTTTGTTGCAATTTTTTCCACTGAAATTTCTGCGATAGTATCGTTACGACTTTCTGTAACTGTCGTAGAATTATCATCAACCACAGAACTCTCTGATACTTGTGGTTCGCTTTCGTTATTGCTTGTGCTAGATTCTTCACTTGCTGTTCTTGTTTCGTTACTAGATTCGGATTCTGTTGTTTCTGTTTCTCGTAGTTCTGTTTCTTCTGTAGGTTCATCAGCGACAGTTGTTGGTGATTCATTTGTTTCGTTTGTACTTTCAACGATAGATTCTTCTCTTGGTTCTTCTCTAACTGTTGATTCTTCTGTGATAATATTTGTATCATCATTCCCTGAGTCTGCGACTTCGATTGGTGATTCTTCTCTGATTGTTGTTTCTGTTTCGGGTTCACTGATAAATTCTTGAGTGGGTTCTGTTCTTGCTTCTGCAAATAATTCTTCTGTAATATTTTCTGTGACTCTTTCTGTTGTACTAAACTCAACTTCTGTTTGTGCAACGAAACTTTCTTCGATTTGGATTTCTGTTGCGACTTCCGAGAAGTTCTCTTGATTGTCATATGTTGTTATCTCCATTTCTATTTCAGGTAGTTCATCAAATGTTTCTATTCTTGGTAATTCAACCATCTCAGAAAATTCTTCTAGTGGTGTCAAATTGAATATCTCGACAACTCCCGTATTAATTTCTTCTACTGCTAATGGCTCTAAATATATTTCTTCAATAGGTGCTAACATTATTTCTTGAGTTTCATATAATTCAAAACTATATTCCTGTGGCTCAAATTCTATTATCTCAATATCAGCGACTTCTTCTACAAACTCAACAGCTGTCGCAATATCTTGTTCTTGCGCTGTGTTCAAAAATATCGGGTTAGGTTCGTAATCTACAACGAGTGTAGGATTTTTTAAATCAACTGCTTGATGACTCAGCGATTCTGAACTCTCTCTAAAGTCAAACTTAACATTTATGTTGTAATCAGTATTGCTATTCATACCCTCTATGTAGGTAGATGTGTATGTCTGATAGGGTGTAATCGCACTAAAAGCTACTGTTCTTTTCTGTGTTGTAACTGTGCCATCACTAGCTGTGATTGTCTGAATCATATCTGTTTCACTAGATAAATTATTCCAATGCCATATGTCTGCGCCTAATGTAGATGACCAACC